TTGGAATGACAGCTATGTTACCGTTCGTGGACTTCTCATTTAATGTATCAACTTTAATCGTACTCATTATATCACCACAAAAGTTGCGCCACTGGAGATAGTAAGCGTTACTCCAGAAGCTATTGATATTGGACCAGTTGCTGAACCATTGTCGGTTGCCGCCATCGTTTGTGAAGTGTTAAGTGTTGCTTCGTTAACACGGATGATGTCACCACTGCTACCAACAGAAGCACCAGAAGCTCCTTCACCTAAAAAGGCTCCACCGCCACCGCCTCCCGGAGCAGTTCCAGCCAAACACCAACCCGTCATACGATATTTTCCAGTATCATATTCTACAAACTCAAGCTCATCCCCAGCTTCCGTTGTAAAGTTTTCTGCGCCAGCTAAGATTAGGTTACTTGCGTGATGAGTTAATTGACAAGCTCCATCAAAATGAAGTTTGATAAGTGTACCAGCCCCGCCTGTAGTGTTGATGCTGGTAATGGTTGTAGTGCCTGTGACATCAAAGTAGTTACCATCCGTTAATACTGCTAAAGCACCATTAGAGGCTACGTCTGCACCTTTAGACCACTGTATCTGTGCTCCATTTACCGAAAGGTCACCGCTTAATGTTCCTCCAGTACCATCTAATTTAGTATTAACAGCTGTTTGAACTGCTGAAAACTCAGTATGAAAATCTGCTCCAGAAACAATTTTAGCAGAGTCTGAATCCGCTAAACCATTTTTAGCAGCCCAAGCTATTTGAGGTGTATAACTACTCATAATTTATTCCTTAACTGTATTTAGCTCTTCCAAAAAGTGTACGTTCTTTACCATATAAATAAGTAGGGTCTCTAAATGCTTGTCCTTGATTAGACAATTTCATCATTAGTTGTTGACGGGACCATTTAGGTACTTTACCTTTAGGAGGTGCTTTAAATAAAGGTTTTGTTCTACCACGCCTCATCCCAAACCTCTAACCTCTTGTTTCCATCTTAGAACATTACGTCTTTTTTTAGCTGGTATAGGTTTTTTCTTTTTAGCTTTAACTGATTTACCAGCTGTACGATTTTTTGTTTTATAAGCCATAATCAGTACCCCGTATAAGTAGTTTTCTTTACAGGTTTCTTTTTCTTTTTCTTTATTTTTATTTTTTTTGCCATAATTATAACCTCACTCCATATTCTTTGTTTCGTTCTTTAACGAGTTTTAAAAGTCTGTTTCTTTCTACATCCCAAACATCTTGAAGAGATTTACTATTCACTTTAGGATTATCATTAACTGCTTTTTGTCTTTTAAATCCCTTAGGAACTTCTAATGCTTTAGTTTTAGGCCTAGACTGCTTGTCTGCAGGGGTAAACAAACCACCTTTAGGAGACTCTAAAGGCTTAGTAGAAGGGGTCCAAAGTGGGTTGTGTCTACGACTCTTAAGTTCTTTACCAGTAGCAACCTCAGGTTTTTCATATGTACGATCACTAACGTCATCTAAATCTTCTGATTGAATAAGTAAACTTAGTAAATCTTCAAGACCTTCAGACTCTTCATCAAAACCTTCACCTTTAAACTCTAACTCGTTATCCTCAAGAAAACTGTTAATTTCATCTACAGTTGCTCCGGGTCTAGACTGTTTAAATGTTTTAACGACTAAATCATGATAAAGCTTTTGTATTTTACTTTTTATTTTTTCTAATTCTAAATCATAACTAGAGCTACCAAAAGCATCCTGATATGTCATCATTTAACTATATCCTTAGTAAGAACGAATACCATTGCCTTTAGTTTCATGTTCTTTAACCCAGCTATCATGAGAAGAAACAAAGTCAGGATTTGATCCATCTAAATGTATTTTAGGGGTTGAAAGAGCTTTATAAGCGGGACCATCACACATAACACATACTACAGCTTTTTTACTTTCAACAAATGTCACTAGTTCTTCTTGAACGTGATTACATTTTTTACAATGGAAATAAAATGATAGCATATAAAATCCTTAAAAGTAGTTGGAGAGGTCCTACTTAAGACCTCTCCAGTTTTACTTAGGTAGCAGGTACAGCAAAAGCTACACCAGCAGCGTTACGGAGTTCACCTACACCGTAAAGAGTATCAGAAGTAAACAGATCACCAAGGTATTCCTGTTTATACTGAGTCTGGGAACGAACACCCATCTGCTCAACAAGAGCTATAGCATCCTTATGGATCATAAGACCAATACGGGAAACTGCAGAGTTAGTTGAAGTTACAGAAGGACAGTTACTGGAGATATATACGTCCATGCCGTAGATAGCACCGATTTTACCAGTTTTAATAGCTGATCCATCACCGATATACTGTTGCTCAGTAAAGCGGTTAATGCCAAGCATGTCGTTCATAGCAATTGGTGGAACAATTAGTGCGCGATTGTCCATCGGAACGTCAGCATTATCTAGCAACAAGATCATCTTACGGATACCAGCATCTGTGATATCAGAAGAGTTAGAAGTACCACCAACATAGTCAGTAGTTCCATCTCCACCAATCTTGGCTTTTTCCCAAAGTGCAGTGCCAGTACCACCGACAGTGCCACCTTGTAGTCCTTCAGTAATAGCAAACAAGTCATCATCAACTTGATTAGCCAAAGCATAACCAGCATCGTCCGTATAGAAACGGCGCAATGACTGAAGAGCCTGTACTTCTACGATGTCTTCGATAACTACCGAATATTCGTAGTGTTTGTTAATGCTAAGGTTTGTCGTACCATGCGTATCACCCTGTAGAACAACCTGAGTGTCAGCTACTTTAGCATTTGCACTTCCACGGGTAGGAGTAGGGATATGAATTGTATCCCCTTTCTTTCCGCTATGATTAATCTTAGTAACCAAGTTACCAAGAACTAGGTTCTGTTTGTATCCAGCAATGACCTCATCGGACCATAGTTCTGGAATAAAGTTGGCAGCTTCTGTAACGCCCTGCCCATTTGTACCCAACGCCATCGTTTCTCTCCTTAATGTTTATTTATTTGACTCGACCATCAGCATATGCGCTTAGGATTTCATCCTGTAAGTCTACATAACGCTCAGGGTCACTTGTTTTAAGCCTGATTAGATCAGCCCTACGGTAGATTTTCTTACCTGCAGTAGATTCAGCTGATGTCCTAGACACACTTTTACCTGCTTTTAATGCTTGACTACGTTTAGCACCTTTAGCTTCTTCAGCTTTAGTAGTGCTTGTAATTAATGATCTTTCTTTCCAGTTACCAATAAGTTCTTTGGCTGAATCGTAATCATAATTATGTGCAGACACATAAAGCTTAGTGCGTATAGGGCTTTCTTGAACCCATTCCTGAAATTTAACATCACTTACGACATCTAAAAAATCAGGGTGCTCTGCTTGAAGTTTTTGAGTTATAGCATTAGCATGTTGTGCTTTTTGCTGCTCTTCAAACTCACGGAACTTAGGATGATTATCAATGGCTTTACTAACTGCTGCATTAGGGTCATCAAAAAAATCTGTTTCCTCTGCGTAAGTCTCTGGTTCCGTTTGAGGTGTAGAAATTTGTTGTTTTAAAATACCATCGGTTAGCTTCCTTAGCTCTCCAATTTCTGAACCCTTCCTACCCAACTCTTTTTCGAGATTTTCGTAGGAACCAACAATGTCCTCCATAGATTTACCTTGGAATTTCTTAGGCAATTCGTATTCGTTAATCTCTTCTGCTGACTTGTCCTGTTGTTCTTCACCAACTGGGGTCTCGCTTTGGATGTCACTAAATTGCTCAGCTTCTTCCGGGGTTTCTACAGCTTCTTCAACAACTACACTACTCATATTGCGTCTCCGTTCTATAAAGAATTAAGGAGTTATAAAATGTTGGGATTAGTCTTCTAATTGATCCAACGCTAATTTGGTAGTCTCTTCTAAATTAATAACCATATTTAGAATACCTAACTGACCTTTATTAAAATGTAGGCCCTTCTCGTCTTCTACGCTTACAATACTATCTAGTGAGTTAGCCATAGCATTAAGTTCTTCTAAAAACATGCTCCAAGCGTCACCTTCAAATAAATCTAAGCGTTTCTCTAAAAATTCTCTATCCTCCATTACGAACATTCATAGCTTTAGTTAAATTCAGAATAGTTTCTGATTGTAAATGTTCTACTTCTGGAATATTTCTTTGTGTTTCAGACCTAATATTAGCAGCGGTACTTCTTAGATTTTCAATTTGACCCATCTTCTTAGCTAAGTCTAATTGTAAAGTAACCATATGCTCTTCAGATTGTTTATCACCAATTTCATTTTGTATCTTAGCAACTTGTGCGTAGTCTTTAGCAATACCACTTTCAAGTTCTTTAATTTCCATTTGAGCCTTCATAAGAGTCAACTGTTGAACCATTTGTTTCATTTGTTGCTCTTGAGGATCAGGCTGCATTTGTTGTTGTACTGCCTGTACCATCTGTTCTCTTTCAGACATTGAACTATTATTAAAAATAGCAGTCAGTAAGATACCATAAGTAGGAGAACCTTGTTGAGTCATAGAAAGCAGTGATATCATCTGCTGCATCTCTAGCTCTTTAGCCATAATACCCATTGTTGAACAAGCTATAAACTTATATTCTCCAGCTGGATAACGCTCAGGAGAAAACTGTATATATCTCCAACAAGCTTTCTCAATCATAGGAATTAAAAAGTTCTCAGAAAAGTTCATAATAGTACGTTTTTGACGTTTAATAGAAGCTGCTTGTAACATAGACATACCAGAAGCAGTAGAGTTACGTGGGTTCCCTGCATTACTTGTGGCACTGTCCATAGCTCCAGTACCCATTTGAACCATACGTTCTAGCTCAGAAGCTTCTGTAAAACTACTCTGAGACAAAGAACCAAAGTTTAAAGGCATTAAAGTCTGTCTAGGATCACCATTAGTAAGTATAGTTTTACCCGCTTTAACTTCAAACTTAACACCTCTAGGTAGTCTAGTAGCGTCTACACCCATCATAGGATGAGTTGTAAGGGCTAAAGTGTCAATACGTGCTCTAAGCTCTGCATCAAGTGCCTTTTGTGGGTTATAGCCCTTCTCAGCGATACCTCTACCCCAAAATTTATTAGGTACACGATCTAATTGAAAGGCTACAAAAGGTCTATCCTTCATTAAATAAGGATTTTCATCAGCACGTAAGACTACTGAATCATTAGCAATAGTAACTACCGCTTCAACCAACTCATCTTCATCATAATCAAATTCTTCAGTGAGTCCACTTTGGGTTTTAAGAAACTTTTTAGGGATTCTACCCCAATATTCGGTAATTTTGACCTTATCGTCATCAGTAGAGACAGAACTGTTTTCTTCTTCAAAGCCAAAGTCTGCTTTATTATAGTCACCAAGTGGTTTATCTTCGTAAATACCATCCCTGATGCCTTCCATAATTTCATATTTAGGTTTAATGACTATTTGAGCAACACCTAAAGCTTCATCAATAGAAGTAGCTGTAGGATCAATAACAAATTCTTTAGGTGTTAAGGATTCAACTTTAACTGCTAATATTTCTTTTTCTACTACTACAGTGTCTGTTGTAAGTGTGTCTGGAATAGGAGATTCTTGTACTACTTTCTCTATTCTTTCAACTACATTAAGTTTTGCAATACCAGTACCATAGATTGCAGCATTAAGAAGTGATTCAACAATAGCATCTTTACATTTTTCTTTTTCTAAATCTTCTTGAAGTAAAGCACGAATAGCCTTTACATCTACATTATTTTGATCTAGAACATCGTCACGTAAATCAAACCACTTGTCACTTCCAAATACAGCTTCTTCTAGTTCTGCTACAATAGCTTCAATAGCTTGTTGTGTAGCCGGAGATATAAGTTGTGATGTTTCAGAACCACGGGTTTTATCTTCAGACTTCCAAATACCACGCCAAATACGATAATATTCATCCCATTTATTAAGGTAATTGGTATTGCGGTGATCTTCCCACTTATCTACACGGCCTGTAACCCAAGCGGCAAGATTAGCCAAAGGATCATTATACGCTAAGTTTTTAGTAGCCAGAGACATTGTCTAAAGGTTCCCAATCGTCTAAATCAATTGATGCTGCAAAGTCAGCTACAGATACTTGGTCAATATAGGCAAGAGAGTCCAATAAGTCATCGTGAGACAAGTGGCTTGGGAAATCAAGCATTTGAGATACAAAATCATGATTCCACTCTGCTTTCCTAAACTTTATCTTACCGTGCTCTAATCTTCCCTGTAAAGCCCAAACTATTCTATCTGACTTCTTTTTACCGCCGTGGGTTACATCAGTAATATTAACCCATCTATTTTTAATTCTCATTAAATCTTCTAGGTAAGGCATGATGGCATTCTTTAGAGCACCTGCTTCAATACCTACTGTAGTGGCTTTACAGTCCTCTGCAGCAGTTAATATCTTATCTGCAGTCTCTTTAATACCCCACCTACCATGAAGAATATCTTTAACATGCCACTCATCTTGAACAATCTTTACGACTGATATAGCTGTTTCATCCAGTTTAGAGGACTTAAGGCCCCTTTCTTGATGAGACTTTTCAAAGCCAGCAGGGTCAACAGCAATAACGTAGTGACCATGAACAATAGACTTATCATCAAACGTAGAATCATCTGAGTATTTTATCCACTCTTCTTTAAATACTCCACCACTAAAGGACTCAAAGGTAGCTTCAAACTCTTGCCTAAATGCCTGTGTAGACATTGTATTCTTAGCTGCTTCAATCTCTAAAGGGTCTAAGAACGTGTTATCAGTAGAGTTAAACTGGAAAGCTTCCCAATCTTCCATCTTTTCATCTTGGGCATCTATCCAGAGCTTATAGAAATGATTTTTACCATTAGGAGTACCTATAAAGAGAGCACCGCCTTTAACGTCTGCCAAAGTGGGTCTGATAATCATTTCCCACACTTCAGGCTTCATAGACGCATATTCATCTAAAACAACATACGATAAACCTACACCACGTAAAGTATCTGGTCTATCGGAACCCTTCAAGTAAATCTTACGATCATTTACGAGGGTTAATGTAGCTGTATTCTCATGTGCTGCTTTAATAACATCTTGCCCTACTTCTTTTAATATTCCCCACAGGATGTCTTTAGCCTGTTGAAATGTAGGTGCTATGTAAAATACATCTTTAGAAGTACTTTGTAGGGCCTTAATAATTAAAACCCAAGCAGCTAAGTAACTTTTTCCAAACCTTCGACCACAAGAAGCTACTTTAAATCTTTTTTCTGATCTGAATATTTCCATCTGAGCATCATGTAAAGAAACCTTAAGCTCACTCATCTTCTGATTCTTTATACTCAGCTTCTATAGTTTTAAATTCAGCAGCTTCCCTTTTTTCTATAGCCTTTACAGATTCGACTATAATATTAATACCTAAGTCTTGATGGTCATGTTTAATTTCTACTGCTTTAGTGGTGGGGATAATTCTATCTAGGCACATTTTAAGACAATGCCTGTCACCTTCTAAAGCTAATTCTATTACCTTGTTTACAATCTCCGGGCCTTTATTAGTCATAAGTTCTCTTGAAAGCTGAGTGAACTTATTTAGACTACCCTTAGGCCTACCATTGGGATTTAAGGAAGACATCCCTTTATATAAAGCTGGATTACCTGCCTTTTTTTTCTTAATTGGTTCTTCTGTGGTATTAGACATTTAACATTAACCTTTATCTTTTACCTTTCAAAAAGTTGAAAGGGAGACTAAAGTGATACTTAAGTAATCTTAAGTGTAATCAAGATGAATAAATTATGTATTTGTGTTACTGATAAATGTATTGCTTAGAGGGATTGAGTGGACTTAAGTATGTCTAACTCAATAATAACATTATTATACCATATTCTAGAGCTAAAGTCAACCCTCTGGGCCACTTTAGTTCACTTAAGTTGTACCCCGCCCCTATTTTAAAGTCAAGAGAAATCTTCTATTAAATTAGCTTGACTTTAGTTAATATCTACTCTGGACTCCAAATTGCTTCTCATGTGGGCCTGAGTGTATATAAAAATATTTGGGAATCAAAAGGGTCCCTCCCCCCTTGGAATCTATGCAATTCTTATGCCACTTTAGTCCACAGGTGACCACTAGAGACCACCTAAGTGGCACAGTTCTTGCAAGGCCACTAGAGACCACCTAAGTGGCACAGTATTTGCATGGTGTTCTGGTGAATACTAAAGTGTAAGAGTGTATGACCCTAGATCATTGGACCACTTAAGACCACGACAGACCACTAAAAATAAACACTTGACATGGCGTTAAAGATGTACTATGCGCACGCATGTTCATTTATCTTATGTGATCTTATGTAAAATTAATTTAAATTAGTTGTTGACATACCTAAACACCATAGTTATATTAAGGACAGTACTTAAACAGATATAAGGAATCTTAATTATGCGTAGTGATAAATCATTAGTTAAACATGCTATTAGCCTTGGCTATACTGTCAACGTGTTTGATACTGAGGAATGGTCCTTAATGGGTTCCACTAAGGTCAACGAGATCATGGCTGAAATTGATGGTGTTGGAGAAGCTGAATTAGTATTTATAGGTAATGATGGTGGTCCTGTTGGATGGGCTTATGTTATTGACCATGGTGGTGATGGTTCTGAGAATGTATCTGATTACACTGTCAAGCCTTGGTTGGATAAATGGTTCAATGAATTTCATGGTTTCACTGCTTGAGGGTAGTCTTAACAGATAGCCCTTGACAATTTAGGGGCTATCACTTAAGACCACTTTAAACAACTAGAGGGATTAAGACAATGACATTAGACCTTAAACACTATACAGAACAAGCTAAACACATGTCACTTGATAGCTTGACATATGCTATAAATGATATTAAAAATGCGTGGGAAGCTAATTCAGAATTTGAACAAGGTAAAACTGAATATTCAAAAAAACTATGGGCACAATTTGATGCTTATGTAGTTGAACGTCAAAAAAGGAGTTAAGACAATGACTATGGAAAACTTAATGCTACAAGGTCTCACCAAAACACAGGCGGCAATCGCACAAGGTCAATCCTTGTTTCAATACAAAGTTAAGTCTGTCAATGAGGGCATGGGCAAAACTGAATTAGTGATAAAGAAAAGCACTAATCAGAAGCTGGGGCGTAAAGTCACTAAAGGTAGATTAAACGGTATGCCTATATTCACAGTAACGCTTGAGGAACGTAAAACATGCAGTGACACCTGTGCACATTGGAATACATGTTATGGTAACAATATGCATCTAGCTACTCGTTATGTAGCAGATGAACACCTAATCACTGCTATGCATAAAGAGTTAATAGTTCTACAAAAGAAGCATTCTAAAGGTTTTCTCGTACGTTTGCATGTCCTAGGTGATTTTTTTAGCGTGGACTATGTAAAGCAATGGCAGCAATGGCTTGACATGTTTCCGGCCTTGCATGTGTATGGTTACACTCAAAGAGGCCGTGACACTGCTATAGGCAAGCTTGTCAACGCTATGATAAGCCCACGTTGGCAGGTACGTACTAGTGGTGATATAAACAGTCCTACAATGACGGCCTTAAGTGGTGACAATCCACTTGCAATGTTCAAGGTTAAACATAAACAAGCTTTCATATGCCCTGTACAACTGAATAAAGTTGACAGTTGCGGCACATGTGGTTTATGTTGGCAAGCCAGTAAACCTGTGATATTTTTAACACACTAAAATGAAGGAAGTACAATGTTTATGAAAATTAGAGTTGACGAAGTATGGCCGGGTATGTTAATAAGAGGTCATGAAGATAAAGGCCGTGTGTTTGACGCTACATGGCAAAGTGAAAATTCACTAAGGTTTGACTTTGAAAAAACAGATACTCAAGTGGTCTTGACAAGCAGCGACATTATAGAGATAGTTAACGAAGCTAGTTTAAGGATTGACTTATGATGCTATTCGAACTAGTGGTAGGTTTTATGTTATTCATGGCTATAGTTATTTTGTTTATAGATACAGACGGGAAGGGTTAGATAATGCTTTATATGAAAATGGTTAAAAAAGATATTGAACGCTTACTAGTTTTTTTAGGGGTTGTTTTACTCATACCAATAGGATTAGTATGGTTACCATTGTTAGGACTTTTAACAGTATGCGAAAAAATTAAGGAAAGGTTAGAATAATGAGTAGTAAAGAAAAAAATTTAATGGGTAAAGGACGCACAAAAGAGAACCCTTACGCCACTTTTGAAGGTATAGGACCTTTAGGTCATACCCTAGTCCACGTTTTAAAG